CACGTAACCGTGCTGGTATTCCACCACTCATTGCATTTTCTTTAATATCTTCTGCCATACCTTGTACGTTTAAGGGGCATCACCTATACACCACTTCCACACCCATTCTCTTCAAATGCGCATCCAGTGTTTTTATATTACAATTAAAGTATCGGGAGATGAAGACTTTACTTTTCCCTTGTCTTAGCAATTTTATGATTTCCTTTTCGTGCGGAAAAAGCAAATGGTGATGGTGGCGAATAGACTTGAGTTTTTCCTTGTTCTCCTCAAGTATGGCAGGCTTGTCTACATCAACAATAATACCCTTTTCTCTAAGTGTATCTGCCTCCATCACTCGGTGGCGATATTGGTAAGCGGCTGCTTGGTATTCCACATGTGGTGCTCTGTCGGTTTGGATTCTTTTCTTGATGATAATCTTTCGCTTCTTTCTTCTCTGGGGAACGGCTCTTTTTTCTGTGGGGATGTCTTTGGGCTTTCGTGGATGTGGAGTATAGTTTTTTATTATCAGTCCTTCTCTTTCGAGATGCTTGTCAAGGGTGCTGTATTGGCACTTGACTTTCCGGCAGATGGCTGCTTTGCTGTATCCGTATTCGACCATAGTGCGTATAAGGTCCTTGTGTTTGTCGAGCTTGTGCCGGGAGTTTGTCCCTCCGGTTTTCCTTCCGAGTTTCATTCCAAGCGATTTTTTCCTTGCCAACGCTTCTTTCGTGCGTTGTGAGATAAGGCTGCGTTCTATTTCACTCGCCAACGAGAATGCAAATGCAATTACGTGGCTTTGTAGATTATCGCACAGTTCAAAGCCTTCCTTAACGGTTATTACTCGGATTTTCTTCTTCATCAAGTTGTCGAGAATGGACATAACCTCCAGCAACCGTCTGCCTAATCTGGATATTTCCGAGGCTATAAGGGTATCGTCCTTCTTCATCTTCTTTAGTAATGTCCCAAGCTTTCTCTTGTCCACATCTTTCATTCCGCTTATCGTTTCCTCGATGTATTGGTCTACATCTATTTGCCTTTTCCTGCAATAATTCTCTATCTCGAACCGCTGGTTTTCTACTGTCTGCTTGTCTGTGCTTACCCTAATGTATGCGTAAATCATCTTTTTTTTCTTATAAAGATAACTAAAAACGAACCTTCTGCAAAAGGTTTGTTTTGTGAGTTCTGAAAATTGCCTCTTTTGCTTTTTTAAAAGTAGATTTGTCAGAAAAAGGAATAAACATCATGTTATTAGACAGAATATTAGTATATTTGCAGTACCCGTATGAAGATGTACGGCACCGTAACTATGTACTTGTATTTGTCTGATATATATCAAAGCCTCTGAGCTGATGTTTTTTTTGCATCCGGCTCGGGGGCTTTTGTTGTTTTTGACAGACAAAATTTTGGTTAGTTTGAAAATAGGGTAATTGATAGTATTTAAAAGTCAACATAAAAGCAGGTAATATGACAGATTTAGTTTTTAAAGGTCAGAATGGCCAAGTTTTAACCAATAGCCTTTTGGTGGCTGAGAAGTTTGGGAAAGAGCATAGCGATGTATTGAAATCTATTGATGCTTTAGTAAATAAAATCTCTGAAAATCAATGCAAAGGATATTTTGCGGATTCATCAATAGAGGTACCACAGCCCAATGGCGGCATACGATATTCCCGTATTGTTGTTATGAATCGCGATGGGTTCACTCTGCTTGTAATGGGATTCACGGGTAAAAGAGCTATGAATTTTAAAATTGAGTACATCGAAGCTTTTAATGCAATGGAGAAGAAGCTAAAAGCATTGTCTGCACCTCAGACTTATGCAGAAGCATTGCGAAGACTGGCAGATGAAGTAGAGGAGAAAGAAAGAACAAAGGCACTTCTTGAACAGAAGACTGAGCAGCTTGACGAATCCAAGGAGTGGTACAGTATCAAGCGTTGGGCAAAGGAGCATAACATGAACTGGCGCTCCATCAACTGGCGAAAGATGAAAGCTTTGTCTTATGGGCTGGGATATGAGATTAAGAAGATATTTGACGCCAACTACGGACGGGTGAATATCTATCATGTCAATGTGTTTAAAACCTACTTCCAGTGAAAGAGAACATGATAACCCAGAGCATCCCCGGGGGGTTCTCCGTAATAGCGAGCGGATTTATAATGGAATCCCTTGAACACATGATACCGTGGCTCATAGTCTCGTTTTCAGTAGTCGTGTGTGACTTGGCTTTCGGAATAAGGAAAAGTCTGCTGATGAAAGAAGAGGTGCGGTTTTCCAGTGCCATACGCAGGACGATGGGAAAGATGGTGACGTACTTCGCATTTACATGTATGGTCGTTATGATAAACATCGCTTCCGGCAGCAAATGGAATATAGATGTGTATTCATGCCTGCTTGTTTGTTTCATTGAGTTCTGCTCGATTATCAGTAATATCCTTACGCCGAAAGGCTACAGCTTCAACATGCTAAAGGCGCTGGGGCTGTTCGGGAAAAAGATGCTTGATGTTGACAAGGAGGAGATGAGTGGAATAATAACTAAAGATAAGGAGGAAAACAAAAATGGCTGATGTGAATAAACTTGCACCGTTCATTCTCAAATGGGAAGGCGGTTTCGTGAATGACCCGGCAGACCTTGGAGGTGTAACGAATATAGGTGTGACTATAGGTACGTGGAAGTCATGCGGCTATGACAAGGACGATGACGGTGATATAGACGTGGATGACTTGCATCTGTTAACTCGTGAGGATGTTGTTAATCGGGTACTAAAGCCGCATTATTGGGACAGATGGAAAGCTGACGATATTAAATCGCAATCAGTTGCTAATATATTGGTCGATTGGGTGTGGGCATCCGGTGCGCATGGTATCAAGATACCTCAACGCTTGCTTGGTGTTTCTGTAGATGGCATTGTTGGACCTAAGACACTTGCTGCGGTGAATGCCAGGAATCCTCGTGAGTTGTTCGACATGATTAAGATTGCACGGTTCGACTTCATTGAGGATATATGCAGGAAACGTCCGGCTAACAACAAGTTCAAACGGGGATGGATGAATCGGATTAACGATTTGATGTTCGAATCGTAGTTAATAACATTAAAACATAGAATTTATGAAAAGGTTCATTGAACATATGCGTTTGTCTGAGTTCAGAAGGCTTTCTTTCTGGCTTGCCGTCGGTTTGTCCGCTATGCTGTGGAGTATACTGCTTTCCTCATGCGAGAGCATAAAGTATGTCCCGGTGGAGACGGTGCGTACAGACAGCGTGTATAATACCGTTTACCAGCGTGACAGCATCTATATGCGTGACAGCGTATATGTACTTGACAAGGGTGATACCGTCTATCAATTCAGGTATAAGTATCTGTTTGTGGATAAAGTCAAGCATGACACTCTCTATATAGAGAGGACAGACAGCGTCCAGATACCTTATCCGGTTGAGAAGGAGTTGACCCGATGGCAGTCCTTCAAGCAGGAAGTGGGAGGTTTTGCTATTGCTACCATAGTAGTGGTACTACTGATAGTTTTTGGAAAAATGGTTTATAAACTTAAGAAAGGAGGCTGATATGACTTAGCGTTATCATCTGGGCGAGTAGAAGCGCCCATAGGAAAACTTATCGTACAGATGCGCTCTTTTCGGGGCTTAGAGTAAAAAGAAAGCCCCCAACGCTCAAATAATTATTGCCACATAAAAATTTGAAAAAGCATAAGATACCGCACGTTGGAGGCTTAATATCTTCAACACGGTATCTTGTGCTTTGTTCATGTATATATCAAGTTTTATGTGGCAGGGCAAAGATACGGATAAAAATCTGAAAAATCATGTGCAAGTCAGAAATCTTTGCCGAAACAATCAATCTCGTATCACAAGAAACCGAAATTCCGGCTGAGCGCATCTTGTCTCCGGACAAGGATACGGAAACGGTCGACGCCCGTTATCTCCTTGTATCCCTCCTTGCTGACAGAGGAATGTACCCTTCACAGATAGCGGTTCATATCCACAAGACAAAGCGTGCGGTGAATTACATGATTTCCAATTTCCGTGAGCGCATGGAAGGTGGGAAAATGTTGAGAATATATTGGGAAAACATTAGGAAATCGTTGGGAAACAACTGATTCACATACCGGTATTAAGTATATACTTTTGTGGTGCGGTTGATATTGACCGTGATAACAAAAGTATAAATCTCTATGGAAAGAACGTACGTTTTTAACCAGGACGGTGGAGCTGGTTCAAGCAACGGGCTGCTTGCATCCATTCTCCCCTCCCTGCAGAACAGAGGAATTGACACCGGCTATCTGATGGGCCTCATGGGAGGCAACGGCAACGGTGGTTTCTTCGGCAACAATGGTGGCTTCCAGGACATCATTGCGCTTATCGTGATTGCCGCCATTTTCGGCAACGGGAACTTCGGATTCGGAGGCAACAACCAGGGCAACTCAGCCGAGCGTGAGATGATTATGTCAGCAATCCAACGCAACGGCATTGACCTGAACCAGCTGGCTGGCTCCATCAACTGCTCTGTCGGACAGATTGAATCCGCTATCAATGCGGTTTCTACCCAGCTCTGCAACATTGGCAGCCAAATTGGTATGAGCAGCCAGCAAATCATCAACAGCATCCAGGCTGGCAATTCCGCTCTTGCAACCCAGTTGGCAGACTGCTGCTGCAAAACGCAGAACGCCATCACCACAATGGGCTACGAGAACCAGCTCGCAATGTGCAACCAGACCAATACTCTGGTAAACACGGCCAACCAGAACACATTGTCCTTGCGTGACGGTGCGACGGCCAATACCCAGGCCATCATCGCCAAGCTGGATGCCATGCAGAACCAGGCATTGCAGGACAAGATTGCATCTCTCACGGCAGAGAAGGCTACTTTGACAGCCGAAATATCCCAACGTAACCAGAATGCCACCATTCTGAATGCCGTAGGCCAGCAGATTGCTCCTTTGGCTGCCGGATTGCAGGCATTGCAGTCGGATGTCGACGGTATCAAATGCAAGTTGCCCAATACTGTTCCGGTGCAATACCCGAACATTGTCGGCGTAAACCTTGACACATACCGTGCTGCCGCTTTCGGCGCTTATGCCGGTGATGCCGCATACGGTCGTGGCGGTTACGGATGCGGTTGCAATAACTACTGGGGTTAATCCCGGTAAGAAAGGAGGTAATTATGTGGCCTAACTTTTTTACTGGATTCCCTTTTCAGTTTCCCTCCCTCGGAAGAGTGAATTACAACACTCTCCCTACGGTGGCTGTAACGGTCGGTACTGAGAATGTCACTTTGGAGTTGCCCAATCATGCGTTCCGTAACCGGGACTATGTGGGCGGTTTCTATGTCAGTCTCCGTCAGGCGATACCTGCAGGAACGACGGCTACTCTGCCGATACTTATAGGGACCAATGGGGACACGAGACCGTTGCTGGCTTACAATAATGAGCCGGTTACAGTCGGTAATCTTGCCGGAACCGGTATCTACGAAATCCACTATAACAAGTACACCAATGAGCTGTTTCTTGTCAATGGCGGGTATCGTCCGACAACAACAACGGCTCCGACAGCCGAAACAATCGCTCAGAAGAGCAAGTAGTTAACATGGAGCCTTGTGGTTATTCGGAAAATCCGGATAGCCACACTCCTTTAAAATCAAACCATTATGTTTCAATCACTTCGAACCAATAACCAACTGTATATACTTCATAAGGATGCCAATCCGTTTATCGAATACGGCCCGGTAGTCAGCGTTTCCGCTCCCAAGCCGAAATATCCCATGCCCACTCCTATGGGACAAATGCCTCAAATGGAGATGGTGGTGGATGTCGTTGTCTGTATCAACGGTCAGAACACGACTTTCCAAAATCTTCCTGCCGGTATGGATATAGCCGATTTCGGACAGAACGGGAATATTGTGGTATCGTGCTCACGTGATGCGATGAACAATGAGGTCGCTTCCATGAAACAGAAGAGCATAGACATAATCAACAGCATGGACTTCCATAATTCCGTCATTGCGGGATGTGACAAGATGCTTACGCTGCTAAATCCCGAATTTGCGGAGAAGCAACGTCAGGAGCAGGAAATATCCTCTCTGAAAGGGCAGATGGCAGAGATGAGCAAGAATATGTCTGACCTTATGGATTTGAACAAACGGCTTATGGAACAGCTCGGAGTGGGCGAAACATCCAAAACAAAGAAATAATATGGGAATGTGGACTATAATGGAGGAAGGACGCGGTGAATACGACCGTGACTTCGGAATGAGAAGCGGAAACCCGATGGAGGAAGCCTACAAGGAAGGATGCCGCCACGGTTACGAGAAAGCCATGCGCGAGATGCAGGGCGGTGAAATGGGCTACCGCAATGGCGGCGGCTCCCGTAGTGGAGGTTATAGCGGCTCTGATATGGGCGAACGCCGCATGCCGGGGTATTTCCCGGAATATCCTATGTACGGTGAGCGTCATGGAATGCCGCCCTACGATGACGAGATGGGCGAACGCAGACGCAGACGCGCCAACGGTGAGTTTTATTGATAATGGAGGGGTGGAATGCCCCTCTTTTTCTAAATCTGAATAATTATGGGACAAAGACTGGATATTTACGATAGATTTCCCTCCGGCATGGAGGCATACCTCTCGCAGTATGGATGGCATTTCAGCAAGAAGATGTGCGACTGGGCTGTATCCTGCATGAAGGTGGAGAATAAAAGTACCGGCAAGAAGGAAAGGCTTGAGCCAATCAGCAAGGAACAGTTGGATGAGCTTCTGAAAAAATATAATATCAAGCTGGATAAAGATGCCGGCTACGACAGTTTGTACGTGGCCAACATGGGAAAGTCGGATTACTACAAGAGCTCCATTGCGGATGAAGCGCACCTTGCACTGTTCATCAAGGACTACATTGATGACGTGGACGCTTACAAAGGAATGCCTTTCACCCGGTTCTATGCGGACTGCATAGGTTCTGGCAATCCGATTATATGGTCTGAAATGATGTAGGATATGATAGTGCAGGATTTCTACATACCCAAATATGATTGGGAGGTGCGTGTGTATTATGCGGTTGACTGCTACTATACCGGCAGAATCATTGCAGACCTGCGCCGTGTCGGTTGCAGGGGAGCAGACCTGATGGACGCTTTCAGGAACATGCGCTCCTGCAGCCTGAATACCGGCATAACCTATTCCAATGTAAGGGACAGACAAACCGTCATGGTGATAGCCCTTACTTCCTCGCCGGACGAGTTTCAGAATTCATGGGACCATGAGAAGGGGCATCTCTGCCGTCACATATCCAAGGCTTTTGGGATTGACCCATACGGTGAGGAAGCGCAGTACCTTTCCGGCGAGGTTGGGCAGAAGATGTTCCCGATAGCGAAGAGATTCTTGTGCGAGCATTGCAGGAAGGGACTGAAAAGACCGTAGTAGGGGAAGAGCGCTCTTTGACTTGTTGGAATTACCGCTAAAATGTGATTTTTAGACTAAATAACGCCTAAAAACGCTAAAAAGGGATGTAATATGATGCAATTTCATCAGAAAATGCCATATTTGCACCGTTAAACGATTTGCGCAATGGTATTAAAAAGTACAGACTATGCCCGATTGATTCAGTATGCAGCCCAAAAACTGCATATGGTACGTTTGAACAAAACTCAAATCAATAAGATTTTGTTCTATGTGTATGGTGTGTACTATGCGGAGACTGACCGATTATTGTTTGAGGACGATTCTCCCAAGGCATGGCCTTATGGCCCGGTATTCCCAATTGTGAATAAAAAGATAAATCCTGATGAAATTGTCACTTCCTTTCCTAAAGATGTGTTGTTCGAATTTAACAAGCATTCTAAGGCGCTGGAATTGGTAAAGACCGCGGTTGACGCAATGTATAACATGAGTGCATTATCATTAACCCAATGGTCTCATCAAGAAGGCTCTCCTTGGTATGACACACTCTATATAAAAAATAAAAATGGGGATATTTCCGAGCAAAAAAAATGGAATACTCCTATTTCCAAGGAACTGATTAAGACTTATTTCCAGAAACCTCAAAATAGGATAAAATAATGAAAGGCTCAAACGACAGCTCTAGTCTTTTTGATTCTATATTCGGAACCGGGAAACCTATTAAATGGTATCATTACTTAATCCACTTAGGACATTATATTCCATATTGGATTAAATTTTTCTTTTCAGAGCCATTCAAGGAAAAAAAGAAAGACCTTAATCTTCTTGATACAGTCCAATCCTTGTTGGAGTCAGAAACAACAGACGCAAATATTAAGAAGAGTAAGGAGCTGATTCATTTACATCGCATAGTTGAAAATACGAAAGCAAGAAGGAGGCTTGAAAAGTGGTCCTTGAGAGTAATTGCTGTGTATCTTTTTATAGTGTTATGTATTGTATTGGCAAGCTATGTGTCAATACCGGCAGTCAACCCATATTTTCGTATAATCATTCCGAATCCTATAATGATAACCATTCTTTCTACCACGACCGTTAATATAATCGGTCTCGGATTGATTGTTTTAAGGGGACATTTCTTGGCAAATGACAAATCAAACGAAGTAAATGAAAACCACGGGTAGAAGATACATATTATATCCTTGTCATACGTTTACCCTTCAATGATTGTGGGTATGCCCAACACAAGGATATTTATTCTCAATTGAGATTTCAAGGCGGTGATTCCAACGTTTCACCGCCTTTTTTTGTGTCCGGGCGGTATCCAAGTTCGGGCATTTTGAGGATATATGAAATAATGCGAATGAGAAGTGACGCTTTGGACATATTGCTTGAGCAGGCTGACGACCGTTACTATTCTGATTTCTGCCGTCTTCTGCTGGTCATGCTATGGAACGCATAGAGCGTGTCCTTGACTGGCTGGTGCCTATCGCTGTAATAGTGAGGGTGATATTGTTGTGTCTGTAGGTGTGAACTTGATAGGTCCTTGAACTAATCTACCCTTTGTCTATCAACCCGTACTTCCTTATGTAAGTGCTTATGGTGGAAGCCGCCACGCCCATCTCATAGGCAATGTCCTTGGACTTCATCCTGTCGTTTACCATCCTCCGCAGCTTGTCCATGTCCACAAGTCTTGATGCGTGTCCTTTTACTTCGACAGCAGGGGCAAGACCCAACGTCTTGCGCTTTTTTGCGGCATATTCGGGAGTGCATTTGTCTTTGGTCACGTATATTACGGTACGGTGGTCTATGCGTAAGGGATATTTCCCCTTTTCCGTTTCTCTGTGCATCTCCGCGAGGCGTTCCACGTCCCCGTTGACCGTTGTGTCAATCTTCTTGTATTTGTCATCAATAGGGGCATGGAGCTTTTTCAGTCTGTCTACTTTTCTCATGATTTCAATATATTATTCCAATCTTGTGATACCATTTGTCCGCGTGGCTGAACCATCCAATCATGAACGGTTTGCCGAAGAGGGTTACTTTGTATAGTTTACTCATAATTCTATATGTAAATGATAAGTATTAATAATGGCAAACAAATAAATAGCCACAGTGATGATACTATCTATACACACAGCCCAACTGCCGAGGCGTTGAAATCTCGACAAAGACAAAGCCATTACCGCCAGGAATAAAACCCACTGGCTTGTCATTAGTCCAGCCATTAATGTTATCCATCCGAAAATATCCAAAATACTCATTAGAAGAAGCATAGGGTGCTCTTTTAAATATGCCTTTACCTTTTCCTTGGGAAGATGTCTATATTCGCATGTGCGGGAATATACTTTCTTACAGTTTAAGGCTTTCATAATTTCATATAAAGCCAAAAATCCTACAAATAAAAAGAATAGATGTTTCATTACTTACCTTATTTTAATTGCTTGATATTCATGAATAATTCGGCTTTTGTTCCGGATTCTGGCTATGCCTGCTAAAACGTCCCTGCCAGCATTCAAGAGGGACACGTTGCATAAAGTTATAACGCATCCCCAATTCCTCCCATTCTTCGCAATACTTCTCCAATATAACCGACATCTCGTCAAGCATACGGACATAGGCTTTATTGGCTTCAAGACCACGCTCTATAATCGGAATTGCCTTCTTCCATTCCTCATCAGTAAGCAGATTGAGGGACAAGGAAACACGGACAGCGGCTATAATTTCATCTGTAGTCCAAAAACCGTTGCCGTCCTTGACGAAATTATTGATTATTTCATCGTCAAAGTCTTTTTCCAGCCTGCTCTTGAATGCCGCAATGTTATGCTCTCTGAAGCCAGAACTGTATGTTGTGTAGATAAGCCTTCGTTCGTAATATTCTGTTTCCGGGTAGTCTTCAAGTCTTTTCCCTAATAATATTATCTCCATTGTATTTACCATTCCGTCTTTAACTAATATCTCTCCATCATCCCCATATTCATAGCAATCCGGGCAATAGTGCTTGTCATCCACTGGGTCGTAATACCATCCGCTTTCATTGGCAACTTCGGCAACGGTTTCCATATCCTCATGCCACATATCTTCATTGGCTAAATCCCCACATACATCACACTGGATGTTATGGAAATATTTCTTTACTCTCATGGCTATTGCTGTTTTATCAATTCCGGGCTGTCGTAAATATTGCCTGCATATCTAATCCCGAACATATCTATCATTTGTCCTATTGGCTTATTCCCAAGATTTTGAGACAGAACTTCTAATAGCACAAAAGAACCGATTTTATCACTATACACTACTTCACATAGTACACCAGCGCATTCAACCAAATCATGCTCATATATTTCTCTATCATTGTATTTAACTCCCGTGAACTGCCCAACGGTTTCAGCCCATACGTCGTAGCAGCAGACGTCTTCCGGGGAATATATCCTCGCCTTGTCCGTGAGGATAAGCCCGTTTTCGTCCCTTCCGGCAGTATAGAAAAAAGAGAGAAATCCATATACCCATTTTCCCGTATCAGTGCTTTTACCTCTGAATTTTATTTCACGCGTCATAATCACTTTTCCTATTCTTTAATTTGTTATACTCATCCTCAATACATTTATTGATTTTAGCGGCTTCCTCGTACCGTTCCTCATTAATCATTGCGCTTTTCAGCCATTCAAGTTGGTTTATATAAATGAATCGGTTACACTCTGAAACCATACGGGTGTATTCCCTTATCTCATTCAGCTTGTCCTCCATGCGTCTGTGCCATCTGCTTACCATGATTAGGACAAATCCTAATGCAATGGCATTGAATAAAGTGATGGAGATTTTAATTATCAGTTCCACGGTTTCCATAATTGTTACATACAAATTGTTTAAAAGGATAAAAACGATGATATGAACATCTCACAAATTTGTCGTTATACGCATCCAACGAAAACTTGCATTTAAGGCAGCGCTAATTCATTGTGCCTATCTTTAATCCTATATTATCCATAATAATTTTAATCAATCAGTTCAAATTCGTAAGCAAATACATAAGGGGTAGACTCCCACGTCCCTTTGCCGGAGACTTTATCTATGAGGAAATGATATGCATCCCTTGCACTGTCCGTGGCGTATGCCCAAGTATGTTTTTCACAAGGAACACGGTATCTTGGCGTTCCATCCGCATCGAACTTTTGCACAATACCTTCTTTCAAGCAATCTTCATCGGAAATGTCTTGAAGTTTTTCTATCTTGATATTGGTAATGCGGATATGGTGGGGCATAAGGTCAGCGCGGACAAACATTTTATTTTTCCAGCCGGGTGCGAATTTAGTTTTAGTATAAAATCCTATTCCGTCCCTATCATTAAGTGCAATTTCGGGATTCATCCCTAAACTTTCATAACTTTGCGCAATGGAAAGAACTTCACCAACCTTGTATTTTGGTAATATCTCGCCCATATCAAACTCTCTTTCATCTGCATCATACATACAAGGCCAATCAACAATCTTTTTATCAGAATGGCGTCTGTATATATTGAATCCGGCGACCCATTCTCCTTTAAAAGTTCTTGGACATTTGATTATTCTTCTCGTCATTGTCTTCCGACCATCCAATACGGCTTGGGTTAAGCTGTATTTATCATTAAACATTATTTTCTTAGCCATATCATATAAGTTTTAACGCTTCTTGTATTCCTGCTTCCAGTGCTTCCTCGTAGGTATCCCATTTACCACCATCATTCGGGCCTTTAGGCATACAAAGAACTTCCGTACCGTTATCAGCCTTACTTATTTCGTAAGAATAGCCGGATGCAGTGTTATATATGCAGATATGCAGGTCCTTGGTTTCACGCAGCCACCTTTGAGCCACCGATTGAGGTGGAACAGATAGGTATTTATAACAATTATGCAAAGTAGAAACATTTATAAGATATTTCCTTTGTGAAAACCCTTTCTCTTTCAGCATCTTTGCTGTCTCTAATGTTACTAGTTCTTCTGTCATAACTATATAAATAATGCGGTTATTGAAACAATAGTCATAATGAAAAATATCAATGCAAGACATTTCCATATTTTTGCAGTAGCCTCCAAACCGTGTTTCCGCTTGTCAAACTCGCTTAACGCATAATTCAAAGCCTCGTCTTTCAGTCCTTTAAACTTATCATTCAAAGCCTCGGTTATATCGTCTG